GGTTTTACCTGCAGAAATGTTACTAGTACTAAAGGACGTAGATCAAAGGCTATTAAAAATAGAAGGAAAAGATTCAGATGGAATGGAAAAACCTACCACTACTAGACCAAGATCTAGTAAAGTTTCTAAGAAAAAAGTATCCTCCAGTTGAGTATAAACAGGGGGAAAACTCAGTTGAGTTTACTAATGAAGCCATATTTAGAGGTGGTCAAATAGAAGTCATTAACACTATTGAACACATAATCAGTTTACAAACTAAGGGGAAAACTAATGCCACCAGGAGATCCGGTATATGACGACCTTCAAGCAAGACTAGAAAAAGCGGAGCAAAGAATTATAGATAAGGAGAAAAACAGACCGTGGATCGAAATTGCTAGAGAAGAGGGAATGGAAAGACTTCGCCGACAACTGGTTGATGAGGGTGATGCTAGGTTTAAAGAAATATTTGGATATAATATTCATGAGGGTGATCCTGGTCATGATGGTGGTGATCCAGAAGGTGCTACGTGGGAAGGTGATAGTACTCAGCTAGAAAGAGCTGGTCGTGATGAAGATAGTTTTATTGGTCACCTTGCTCAAGGTGAAACAGTTGTACCATCAGGAGTACTCAAAAAGAAAGCAGACAGAGATAGACTAAGATCCTTATTCGAAGAAGATGGTCTTGACATAGAGCAGTATACAGTTGGCAATGAAGATAATCAAATCAATCCTGAAACTGGGTATCCAGAATTTAGGCATAACAGAAAACAATCTGCCAAAGAAACTGCACGAAGAGCTAAACTTGGTGCACAAGGAAGAGCAGACGACTCTATGGCTAAACTAAATGCAAAGTATCCTGCAAGGAAACTAAAGCGAGGTGGCATTTCTGGAACTCAGTATAGAGCAAGGTATGCTAAGGCGAAGGCATTAATAGCTGCAACACTTAAAAAAGAACTGTTCGAAGAAAAATATACGAGTAAAGCCTCAGAAAAAAGACGAGAAGTTGTTTCCAAAAAGTATAAAGATGTTTCTAAAAAATCTCTGGAAAAACAAATACAACCACTTTTGCAAAAAAAACAAAGATTTGATAAAGCTAAAGCTGCTAGAGATCGTACTGCGAATCGATCGCTGCGTCAGCGTCATTATAGGATTATGAAGGCTGCGTCACTTTCGACTAAAGAAAAAGAGAAACTAGAAGAATTACAATTTGCTGCTGATCCAAAGGGAATCGGTAAAAGAGAATATAAATCTCTACCCATCTTAAAAAAAACTGGCAAAGAACAGATTCTAACGGGAGTAGATTTAAAAAGATGGAGAGAAGGTGGTGGTGATGTTGGAATGACGGGTGGTAGGGGATTAAAGAGGCTTGAGAGCTATGAAGCAAAAATAACTGCTAAATCAAGAGCAAAGATGAGAGCAGATCCAAGTGTTACTTGGGATGAGGCTGTAAAGGAATCCCAAAAAGAAGACATGGCACGAAGAGCACGGAACAGGAGAAGTAGGGGTGGCATAACCTCATTCATGAAAAAAGTTATGAAGCCTGTTGAGAAAGTTGTTACTGAGGTTGTTGAACCTGTTGTTAAACCAGTAATGAGGATACCTACAAAGATACCTAAGGCTGCCGCAGATGTTATTACAACAGTTGCTAAACCAGTTGTAAAGAAAGCTGTTACACCTGTTGCTAGAACTGTAGCTAGAAAAGTTGTTAAGCCTATAGCAAAGCCTGTTGTTAAGGTAGCTAAAGTAGCGGTTGAACCTGTACTCGAAGAAGTATCTGAAGTAATTAAAAAGGTACCTAAAGCTGCTTCAGATGTTGTTACAACCGTTGCTAAGCCAGTTACAAAGAAAGCTGTTACACCCGTTGCTAGATTTGTAGCTAGAAAAGTTGTTAAGCCTATAGCAAAACCTATTGTTAAGGTAGCTAAAAAAGTAGTTGAACCCGTACTTGAGGAAATATCTGAAGTAGTTACAAAGATACCTAAAGCTGCTGCAGATGTTGTTATATCCGTTGCTAAGCCAGCTACAAAGGCAGTTAAAGTAATTACTGGAGAATATCTAAGAGAAAAAGCGGAAAGAGATGCTGCAAAGGCACAAAGAGCAGCTGATGCTGCTGCTGCTAAAGAGGCTGCTCGTAGACAAAAAGAAATAGATGATCAAATAGCAGCCTATGAAGCTAAGATGGCAGCAGAAAGAGCAGCATTCTTAAAACTATCTAAAGAAAAACAAAGAAAACTTAGAGCTGATATGATGGTTTCAAGAAGGAAGCATCAGTTAAAAATTTCTGAGTTAGGTAAAACTGGAATGCGGGTAACTGGAATTGTAGATGAAAGAGGAAGTATTCCTCTTCCTACTACTAGCCGTGGAAAAAGTGCTTGGCGAAGACGAAAACGTCAATCAATAAGACTTAAGAGGAGGATGAAATAATGGGTGGATTATTTGGAGGCGCACCAACAGTTACTGGTGGTATGACAGCAGAACAAAGAGAAAGCTTACTAGAAAAAGAAAATGAGTTCGCTAGAATAAGGGATGAAGAACAAAGAGAGTTTCTTAATACGCAAGAACAGCAAAGAATGGCTAGAGAAGAATCACAAAGAAGTTTTGCTAAACAAGAAGAAGCAGCTAGACTTGAAGAACTTGAAAGACAAGAGACAGAAGGTGCTGAAGTATCTGAAACCTTAGAAGAACCACAGGATGTAGATACAACTATGGCAGATATGTTTGCTTCCCTAGCTTATGGTACAGAGTTCATAGGTGAAGGCGAAGAAGACGATGATTATATGAGACCTGAATAACATGACTAATATAGCCAACAGATTCCGAACACTAGATGCATTAAGAACTAATAAGCTAGAGAGAGCACGATACTGTGCTTCTTTATCTGTACCTTCTATAATGCCTCCTGACGGATGGACTGAACAACATCAGTTGCCTCAACCATTTAGCTCAGTAGCAGCTAGAGGTGTTACGGCTATGGCTAGTCGTATGCTTTCAGCCCTACTACCCCTGAATGATATGCCTTTTTTTAAGTTTGAGATGGGTACTGGTTCTGAACCAGAAATAGAAGTTTCCAGTTTTCTCAATAACCTAAGCGAGCAAGTATATACCAAACTATCTAGTGGCAATCTCAGAGAGATTATATATCAAGCATTACAACATCTTATTATTGTTGGTGATGTTTTAATTATTATGGAAGACGATATGAAATTTAGAATTCTTCGTCTCGATAATTATGTATGCCGCCGTAGTGTATATGGAGATGTAGAAGAACTTATTTATCGTGAGTTTGAAACCTTACCTGAATCATTAAGTAGCGACGATGCTTTAATCTCTTCTTCGGAAGGCTATGATAACAAGAAAGGATATAAGGAAATATTTAATCGTGTTGTTATTAAAGATGATAAACACATCCTAACCAAACAAGATAGCGATGGAAACTCTATTAAGGGTGGTGAGTATACAGTATCACCTTATATATTACTGCGATGGTCTGGTATTCCTGGTGAAAACTATGCTAGATCTCATTGCGAAGACTTGATAGGTGACATCAAATCCTTAGAGGGTTTTACTGAAGGACTTATTAATGGTATTTCTGCCGCCTCTTTATTCTGGCAAGGAGTTGATCCTACAGGCATTACTGAGATTGATGATATTGCTGGGTCTCCTTCCGGTGCTTTTGTTGCATCTAGACCTAACGAAGTATTTACTATATCTCCAGCTACTACAATGAATCCTCAGATCCAATCTACTCAAGCGGGTGTTGAGATTCTTCGTAAGGAAATTGGTAGGGCTTTTCTATTAGACTCAGCAAGTATTCCAAGTGGTGAAAGGGTAACAGCTACTGCTGTCCGAATGATTGGACAAGAACTTGAACATGTACTTGGTGGAGCTTTCTCCGCTATTGCTAGAGATCTTATGAAACCTATCGTTAAACGTACAGTATTTCTTATGACAACTAAGGGTGAAGTGGATGAGCGACTACAAGAAATGTTTACCAAAGAAGGTATACTTAGTGTAGCTATTGTTACAGGTTTACAAGCTCTTAGTAGAGACTCCGATCTGCAAAAACTAATGCAGATGGGTGAGATGGTTAGAAACTTACCTGAACAAGCTGCTGCTATGTTTAGGTGGGATGCATATGGCAATGCTCTTATCAGCTCTTTAGGATTTAATCCAGACCAGTGGATTAAAAGTGAAGAAGATGTTAGGAATGAGCAGATGGAAATGGCTCAAGCACAAGCACAAATCCAAGGTGCTGCTGAAAGCCAAACTATGGTTAATCAAGCTATGACTCAAGGTGGATTAGATGCTGCTATGCAAGATATAGAAGCAACCGGTGGTCAAGGTGTACAACAAGCAATGCAACAAATGCAAGGAGCTCAATAGATGGCAACAGAATATGCAAACTCTTTCTCTATAGCAACAGAAAGTGGCTACAAAACTAGAGAAACTGCTAAGTCTTCTGCCTTATCGAGTGCTACTAATTCTTTAGCTAGTCTAACTATAGATGCTGATACTCATGTTATAGAGAACAAAACAATTATAGCTGGAGTAGTGGTAGTTGATTCATTTGATACGGCTGCTTCGGGTACTATAACGATTTCTAGTGCTGCTGATATAAAAGCCCAGATTAAAGCTACAGCGACAATTGTAGGAACTGCAGCTTTGGCTGGTGAAGATGGTACAAATTTTATATTAGTAAATGCTGATAGTTCAACTGTAACCTTACACACAGATCCTACTAAGAACTTTGGAGATACTTCTTCTGATGGAGGTGACCACGTATGGGAACTTAATACTGGGGGGAGTTTTTCATCGGATGGAATTAGGAAGGCTACACAGGCATTATGGATTGCATGTAAGGCAGCAATAGACGCTGGCGAATTAGATATGACAATTTCTCCCACTACTGTTGATACCATCGCTGATGGATCAAGTGTAAATTTTACACTAACTCAAACTACCACTGGAACTGCTGGCAATACAGCAATAACTTTAGTAACTGGTGTTACGGCTAGTGGTGAAACTGCTTTTACTGGCGGGGTGGATGCAGGTACTCATACTATTGCTCTTACAGCAACAGACACTACGGTAATTACAGCTACCGCTGATGTAAGTGCTACCACATCTTCGGATACAGTATCCCCTACTTTTGCAATAGATACAGGTAGTAATGATAATACAGCTGCAAACCTAACTACTTGTCTTAATGCTAACTCTCGATTAACGGCTACTAG